CAATATAAGTAGAATTGCAGTAGGCAGCTTCCAATCACCATCATGAATTATCCATAGCAATGCAAACCCTGGTGTACCGAATAATATAAATAAAAACCATGTTAAAAATCTATCCATTACTCACCCCTCTTTTAATTTTAATATCCCGCCTGAAGGAAGGTTCAATCCGCCTGAGCCTATCCCTAACGTTGAAAGTGTTTCGCTTACAATATCATCCAATGTTGCCGGACGTGAGACTTTGCCGGTGCCTTCGCAATTTTCACATGCGATACCTATTATTATATTTCTATCTTTGTGTTCAATATATCCTGCTCCACTACATTCCCTGCAGTCTTCTATTATTTCCACTTGTGATATGTCAGGGAGATTTCTTTCACAGAATGGACACTCTCTAATCTCTTTCATTACTTCTCCCCTCAAGATCCGCAGCACATGAATTACAAAAATCAATACCAACTCCAGTTACATCGTTACCATCCCAATAACAACGATATTTTTTGCCGCATCCCGGACAAGTAAACGCTGGTTTCAGTCGCCAAAATGTAGGACAGTGAAATAATTTATGCCACCACCTTTTTAAAAAGCTCTTTTTATTTATAGAAATTATTCCAAAACTTGAACCATGGAGTCATATCTTTCTTGAGGCTTGTGCCATAATACACACACTCAGGGTATTTTTTCATGAAACCAAGAGTAACTTTTATCTTTTCGACTTCTATGCTTCCACAATGGTCTGTTATTTTATCGCCAATTTTTACATTACTATTTGAGAAAGCATACTCTCTTTTGAGTGCTAAATTTTCATTCTCAAACTTTAATCTTATTTTCTGGAGCCTTTCATCATATTCTTTCTTATCCATCATCTTTCCCCTTTCCGTGTGTCTACCATGATTGATATTGGCTATAAAATGGCTCGTAATAAATACCAGTAGTAGCTCCGGCACCGTCAAATTCAACCACTTTCCTAAACAATACCTCATAAGTTACTTCATGTTTAAAGTCATTATCGCTAATATATTCTTCGGAAGCTTCCTCTATATAACTAATTTCTTCAAAATCTGCTTGAAAATTTACCGGCTTAAAACTAACTGAGACTTCTTCTTTGGTATCGCATCCAGCCTCAACATAAAAATAAATTAAAACTATATTACTTATCTGCATCACTCTCCCCTATTTATGGTTTATAATATACTTCTCTAATAAGTTTTTATCCAACAGCCACAATAAAGTCTTTACATGTTGTCTAGCGATAGCCGGGGACTTTTGTTCTCCCCGCTCCCATTTAACCCATGTCTGTAAATGTATTCCGCATAAGTCAGCCATTTTCTGCTGAGTGAGGCCTAATGTTAGTCGGGCTTCTTTGAAGTCATTATTTTTCACCCCACTACCCACAGCACTGATCTATCTAAGTCCTTAATTGATTTCATAACCTTAACTCCTTCCCCTCTTAAGATTTTGGGGTGCCAAAACTAGAACCCCTGTTTTTTTGAGATTGAATAGATGCGTAACTAGCAAGTATATTTCTTTCGTTCCCTTCTATCGGGATTTCATTTATTTTTTCCTCATTGTTATTTTCATCCCTTTTATAAATTACTAATTTATTACCCTCTTTTCTGGCAATGTTAGCCCCTGCATATTGAATGATATCCCCATTAGGGATAGCATCTATTCCATCATTTATCACTTGCTCAATTACTTTTTCCGAAAAATCAAAACCAGGCTTTGATTTTAATCTTTCGCTTACCTCTTTTATCAGTTCTTTTTTGTTTATCATCTCTATACCTCCTGTTAGTTTGTTTTCCCTTACCTCTTGATTATAATTATACCTAACAGGTTAGATGGTGTCAACAAGAAAATGCACTTTTTTTATTTTTTATTTATGGTTTATATAACAGCCCTCTGTACCTAATTTACACTTAACAAACATTCTATCTTTGTTTATCCGGCAGTCAGGACGGTGTATTTTTAACCAGGTCTTGCCGCCTCTTTTTAAATCAGGGCGTTTACCTTTTTTAGGCCTCTTACCGCCTTTTACCTTTTCAGGGTTCTTAAACTCATAGCTGCATTTAGGGCATTTAATCATTTTTCTTGTCAAACCTTTCCCATCACTTTAATTGATTTTCTATAATTATTACATAACTACTTAAGTAATGCAAGGACTATTTTAAGCATACCCCATCAATCACCCTCACTGACAATTCCCCTGCCGCACTCATCAACCCTTGCTCCCTGCTTCAACCACTTTTGAAACACAGGCCAAAAACTGCTATTCTCACTCCACGAATTATCGTTAACCGTTTCACCATCGGCATATAAACGCATTGGCCCGCAATAACTGTGCATCTCAAACGTATGATATATCTTGCCAACTCTTAACCTGATAACTGGTGATGCTACAGCTAAATGTATTAAAGTCATTCCATTGCCTCTCTTATTAGTCAAAACCAATTATCTCCTCAATCACCCTTTCTTTATTCCCATAGCTAACCTAAAAGCCCTCTAAATTGCGGCTCTCTCAATTCAATCTGATTATTTATACAATATCTTTGCATCTCAGTTAAATATTCTGCCATTTGCGATACTGTGAATTTTTCAGTTGATACATGATTATCTACAAAATAGAGCATTCTTTCTCCTCTATCCTCCAGAAAACTACACCTCGTTTGCCATCCGTACCATAAATCAGCAAAAAAATCATCATCACGCTTAAATATAGGCACTCCAAAACGATATTTACTGATAAGATGAACACCCTCTTTTGTGTCACAATATTTGTCACCTTTCCCTGAGTTGGCTATATCTTCATACCACATCCATTGCAACCCCCTTTGACGGTCTGACTTTGTTCCTATACCAGATATCACAATCTTTAATTTATGTTCTGGCAATATATCCATGATTCGGCTAACGGCTTTTTTAATAGCCTGTAAAGAGTCCAGATAGATTGTTTCAGCTTTCACCCTAACCTCCATATTGATTTTTTATTTAAACGGATCAAAAACGATATACGGGCCTTCTCTGTGTGTATTATGAATGTCTTAGTCATAATTAAAACCTCTCTGGCCCAACCATTCAAGCTCATCAATACTTTTTATCGTGAATACTCTCGGTTTAATGGTGACGATAATATCTTCATTTTTAATGTCAGAATTTAAATAATATTTCGGAATTAATTTCCAATCCCTACCTGTTGCATGGATTGAAAGTACTGGACTAGCTTCTATAGGAATTTTTTTTCTTTTAAGTTCATTGAACAAGCAATCTCTTGGCCCCCTTGCATCATTGTCCCAGTCAATTGAGTACTTACCATCGTCATATTTTTTTATGCTATATAGATCAGACGCCCTAATTTTTATACCCTTCTTGCGTCTACTGCTTACTCTTGTTATTTCACAATCAATAAATATTGTATCGTAAATATCGGCTGTTTCCGACCCATCTTCAGGCAAGTCATCTAAAGCATAGTCCATAATTGTCAAGCCATAATCACCAACCCTGTAATATATTCCACCCATTTTATTCTCCCTCGTTAGATTTCCTCAACATGTAGGCTCTTTGTATCATGCTGTTTAAAAGTGTTGCGCTCATGTCAAAGTCAGGTTCGCCAATTGGTGAGCCCTTCCAGATTAAAACTCTGTCGTTTACTAATTGAATTGTATAATTATCTAGTTCGAATGTTATTGAATTTATATCTTCCATATTTATCCCCATTGATTAGCCATTGCGTCAGCTATACCTTGAAACGTTCTGCTTCTAACTTTTGTTCTTTCTGCTGCTGGCAACTTATATGCGTCGGCATACCATTTAGGCATTGTCTTGCCACTATTGTATTTAAGTTGCTCTCCTTCATCTACTATTTTAGTAGGACTTAGCAAAGGCAATGATTTCAGCCATAAACATGTTTTTTTCTTGAAAGGATCTCCAAATTGGTATGGTTGTATTATTTGATCTGGCTTGCGCCATACTGTAGACATTATCCCAACAGGATTTTCAATTGCTATTTTATCGCATTTAGCATTTACTACTCTCATAAAAAAATCTATACCTTGTTGTTGTCTGCCATCTTTTCTTTTTTGCTCAAACCATGCAGCCCCACTAACCGCTAAATGAGTACACGGTACATGAGCTATCATCAAATCAAAACCGTCGTTAATAATATCGAAAACATCTCCCTGATAATGCGGCCCCGGTCTCTCTGTTGGCAGCAAATCACAACTCATAGCATCATGACCTTTTGCTATAAAAGCATCCCTTACTATTCCGCTAAATTCACAAGCAATTAACACTTCCATTATCTAATCCCCTTCTAAGTAACTTTCAATTATTGCCTTAGCATCATCGTATCCTGCCGCCCACACTGCTAAATATCCCTTATCGCTCATATCACTAAGAAACGCTCTTTGGTCAGTAGTAACACTGCACCATGTCTTGCCTTTGTCTTTCATCTCAATAAATAAACCATGATACTTGTGATTTGGCGCCGCCAGAAATAAATCAGCAACCCCATTTGTCATACCCTCCGATTTATACTTGTTAATAAGAGCAAATTTTTCCCCACCGCTTCCAGCAATCCATTGACCATTGGGTATAGCAAATAACCATAACCCAGGATATTTAAAATTAAACCACGATATTAATGCTGCCTGTTCTGTTGATTCACTCATACCGTAACCCCCTCTCTATTTCGTCCAGATCAACCTTTAACCTCTCACTCTCCAGCCTCATAATTTCCGCTTTTTCTTCTCCAACTCGATCGAGCCACCACTCCTTAAAATCTTTAGGATGTACCTCAGCCCAGTTGTGGCACTTTTTACAAAGCAAAATACATGCTGCTATCATCCAGCGAGTCCCAAACTTATCCCGTTTATAAGCGTGGTGAACTTCCAAAGGATAGAAGCTGCCGTCGTGTGAACATTTTTGACAAATTTTATCCCGGTCCTGTACGAGTTTTCTTAATTTATTGTCCATGCGTTTTATTTGTGGTTTCACTCTCTCCCTCCCTAACTACCAATACAGCGGACTACGCCGCTGATTTAATTGTTAGGCTGATGTTGCCTCAATAAGCTCATTGGCATCAACAATAAAACTCTTGTAATCGCGGCCAATAGCACTTTTGCTGTTGCATTTAAAATATTTTTTTCTATCAGGATCGTTCGGCAATATAAACCATGTACAATCCTCTATATCAGCAAATCGGCTTAATCCATCGCTTAACAAAGCTTTATGCCATTTAGCTGCACAATCTACCGCATTCATAGCACGGGTTCTTGCTGTTAAATACTGTTTGTTTCTGGCAGCTAATTCCGAATCCTGTAAGTGCGTCAAGATTTCATCATACGCCTTTTTATGCAAATCATGATTTTTATCGCGTTTATCCGTCTTTGTTTTCATTCTCTCCCTCCTTATTTATCAATTATCCGCATGCACAACCACAAAAATATTGCATGCATTTTTTACACCACGTGCATTTTCCGTCTGTAACAATATTTCCTCCACAAGAATGAATTTCAACAAACCTCTCGTCGTTTGAAATCTCCTGCTCATTTCTTTCATTTTCTGTCATATCCCTCCTTTACTTACCTCTGTGACTCTCCCTATGACCTATTTTTTTAATCTTTCAAATATCTGGTATATAAATTCAATAGCCCATTTCGGCAGCTTTATCTTATCCTTATTATTTTCATAATATTCTTGTGCTGTATCTCCAAACTTATAACCCATAGCCATCCAATCAACAACCATATGGACACAATGAACTTCTCCCTCGTAAGGATTGTAGTAATCCCTACTTGCCCAATTTTCCCAATGATGAGGATTGTTTTTCTTGTGGTGCTCCCATGCTTCAGACATATCATATTTAGATTCACCTTTAATCGGATAAAATGACTTTCTATATTGTATAAATTCTTGTTCTGATAATTTTGAAATGTCATGTGATTTCACTTCCGCGTCAATTAACCAAAAAACATAATCATCCCACATAAAACGCATATCTTTGCAATTGTCTTGTAATTCCCTCCACGCTTTATCGACATTACTTATATGCTCTTCTAGATAATCTAAATACTTTCTTGTCTTGTATATTAATTCTAAAGCTTTCATATCCCTCCTCTATGACTCTCCCGGTTAAATATTAATATAATCTGTGATAATTTTAATTTTAGAAGAATACTCCTCGGCACTCATTGGGCCTTTAAATAAAAGTCTCTTAGCTCTTTCATATTCCAACATTGACCGGCTGTTCTTAGTTACCTTGTGCCTTCTGAGTTCGTTTATTACTTCCTGTTCATTCATTTAAGTACCTCACCGCTTCCCCGAATTCCATTCCTTGTGTCTTCATGACTATATCAATTGTGTCCCAAGTTTCATCACATACATAACAATGAGCAAAGTTCTTCCGGCAGTCCATAGAAGGGTTAGTGTCTTTGTGATTTATGCAAAGAGATTTGCCTTTTTGTACGTCTACAAGTTTCTCAATGGGATATTCTTTGGCAATCCTTATCATGTCATCAGTTATTTTATTTTCTCTGTATTTAGAATTTAGAAGCTTATGATATCTAAGTAAATCGCTTTCCCATTTTTTAATATCCGTCAAAGCAAGAAATATCAATTCTCTTTCTGCTTTATTCAGCGTTGGTTTAATAAGATATTTAGAGAGGATTCTTTTCTGTGCCTCAATTCCCTGCAAACGTTCTTTAACATACTCTTTCTTTTTATGAATAGCCCAATCTATCGGCATGTTAAAATCTATTGCTTTACTTCTTATCTGCTCTATTGTCTGTATCATATTGACCACCTATCTGTTTTTGTGTATTCCTGAAACAAACCTTTTACTTTTGTCACTTGAAATTTTTCATCCAAAGCCCCTGTCCTACGATGAAAGCACACTTTTACATTGCCGATATTCTTATCTTCGTTTGACCGCCACACTACAAAACTTGTATCTGTTTCAGCACTTATCATGCTTGAATCCCTCATGTCATAATCTGACGGCTCTAAATAAGGATCAAGCTTGGTCATGTGACACATTAAAACTATGACTATTTCAAGCTCTATTGCCAGCAGCTTGAGAAATCTTATTACCTGCCCTATTTCAATGCTTACATTTCTTGATTTAGCAATATCAAACAGATAATGAAGATGGTCTATAAACACCACCTGAACCCCACATTTAGCTATTGCCTCTAATATTCTATCTCTCACCCAATCAAGAGAGTGCATTTTTAATTTATTAGGAAGAATAAAAAAAGGTAGGTTTCCTTCAAAGCGATTGAAAAATTGTTTGGGTGTAACTTCGTAACTAAACCACATACAGACTTTATTTTGATTTTGCAGATTAACCGTCATAGTCTGGCTTAATAAAGTCTTACCTGATTTACGGGGGCCGCTTATTGCTATAAGTTCTCCCCCTTCCATCCCGTCACACGTTTTATCCAAGAATGGAATCCCAAATTTATAGATAGGTGGATCGGTTATTTTGGATAATTCCTCCAATTTGTCATAAGAGCTTACAATTTTATCCTCACCTTTGTACTCTTTAAGTTCTATGAGTCTATCGACTAAATCAATATCTTTCATGCCCACAACCTTTCTTTCTTAGGTTTATATTCATCTTCCCAACCTTTAGCATTTAACCACGTTGCAGGATAGGGAATATATTCTCCTTCTTTATTTTCCCACTCCTGAGAATTCTTAGCTTTTTCTAATCCCTCCATAATGATAATAAACATCTCTTGTGTCGGCTTGATTTTTAACCAAGCTTTCTCAGCCTGACCCTTTGATTTTTTCTTAGGATATTCTTTCCAAAACACAAGAAATTTTTGCTCATATATATTTACTTTAGGATTAGGTTTAGGATTAGGATTTATAGTAGTGTCCCCTTCCTGTCCCCTTACCTGTCCCTTACCTGTCCCTATCGTGTCCTTTTCTTCGTCTAAGTTATTGATCTTTAACAATATCCGATGTCCCTTACCTGTCCCCTTCCTGTCCCCTAAGTGTCCCTTACCTGTCCCTATCTCTTTTATGAATTTACGCACCTTTTTACGGTTCCAAGTCCATAGTTTTGAGTATCCAGAGATGGTCCCTTCTTTGCCATTGTCAAGGTCTAAAGTGTAGCTAAACATCGCTTCAAGGAGCGTGTAGGGCCGTCCATGTGGCAGGAAATGAACAAGCTCTTTATGTAGGGCTATCCAGTTTCCGTGCTTCATAGAACTTTAAACTCAACTACCCACACCCAAGGGTTAACGTCCCAACCATAGCCACGTTTTTGATTGATTGAGTCCCAAAGCTTTATAAAAACGGCTTTTTCTGGGCTATTATTTGGTAAACTATTGTTATATGAAGAATCAGCTATATCAATACACATTAAAGCATGTTCTGATTCCATGTTTATGCCTTCTGCAAGTGCGTCCTCAGGCGTAATATCCTGCACCCTCTCAACCCTGATATTTGTTATTTCAAGATTGGTACGAGAATATTCTCTACGCATAAAAATAGAGGGTTTCCATTTAACGTTTTCAATCCCTATGTCATTACTAATGGCGTATTCGTAAGGGATGGCACATTTACTATCTGCTAATTGTTCAATGTATATTGGGTCTTCTTCTTCAGGTAAACTGTCACCGGCTACTATCTCACCTATGCAAAATCTTTCTCGCACCCAAAGCCGATCACCTACCTGACCATAAGGGCAAGCGTTTATCCAGTTTTGTTGGTCTTGAAATTCATACTTCTTTTTATATAGCCACCGCCAAACAAACATTCCAATGCTTCCATATTTGTGCTTGTATGGCTGAGGTTTTATAACTCTTCTCGTCTGAGTCTTTCTCCCAGACAAAACAGCCTTGACCATTGCGGTATTGTATAGTATTGGTTTTTCTGAATGTGTACTGCTAGATTGGTTTTGCATGATACCCTCCGTGTAAAAGGTTTAATGGAGCAGGAAAGGAAGGCAGTGTACACGCACTGTCAATTAAGGGATGCCTCCCAACCTTTCCGGCTTAGAATGAATGCAAGTATTATATTAAATTACTTTGTTTGATGCAAGGGGTTTATTAGCCAGAGCCATTGCCAGAGCCATTGCCATCGGCTTTTCACAGGCCTCAACACTCAAAACAACTCCCCTGTTTTTTCTTTGCTTTTCAATGAAAATACTTACTTTGGAAATTCTTGTCGCCTCAAATCTTCAGGCCATTCTTTAGGATTAGTTGACAACTTATTGCCAAAATCAAGCTGTTTTATAAATACAGGTATTTCCATATCATCACATTGCCTGATAATATCCCATATCCACTCAAGATTACATGGCCGTCTATTTGGCCCTGATTCCGCCCCAACTATCACCCAATCTATACCATTTAAATTTAAGTTGCCGATATCACCAATAAGCGGTTCTATCGATAGAAATTTAACAGGTGCAATTTTATATCTAAGCCTATCAATTCGCCATTTGTTTTTTGCATTCTCAACCGTAACGCCTATCCATTGATTGTCACTCAAAATATTTATCATCCGATCTGGACGTTTAGTTAATAACAAATATGTAAGATGTGGCGTTTTCTCCATTATTTTGTACGCGTCCATCCTCCATTTATCTGCCTCTTTTATAAAAAAGTCACTCCACGAGCAAACAAAGACTTTTGCAGGTTCCTTCCATGTTAAAGGCTTATTGAAAGTAGCAAGTGCCGATCTCACAACTATTGATGCATCTTGACCATAGCGTTTTTTATCTCTATACATATAACAGTTCTTACAGCCATCACTTACTTTATGGCAACCTTGCCACGGATTCCAAGTGTGATCAGTCCATGCTATTTTACTGTTTTCTCCCATATCCTCTCCTACTTCCTTCGATTATTGTCATAATTTTCAGGAACCAGATTCTCGCAACCATCGCAATAATGCCGTCCTTTACTTTCCCAATATAGTCCCCCGCTCCACGTATCAAATAAATCATCACAGTTCCAACATTTTTCAATGCGATCCGGCAAAATGGGGAAATGTACCTGCAAATACCAAATAATTGTAAACGCCTTTTTCGATGTCAATTTGGGTTGGTCTCCCCATGCCAATGTAATGCTATCAGGACATTCACCTTGTAAAAATTGATAAAACTCTTCAATCCACTCTAAATCTGTATCAGTTCTGTTCTGGTTGTTTTTCAGTAGCCGGATTTCATTATTTATCTCCTGCTTATAAGGCCGAGATAACAACTCTTTTTTAACAACAACATTACCGCCCAACATACAAGAAAAATACCCCTGTCCGTGTGGTAATTGTCCTTTTGGCAATGCAACGGATCTTGTCAGTGCTTGCTTATAAAGATTGAGCTCGGCTTTTACTTCTTTAAATCTTGTAAGTAATTCCTGTTTGTCTTTTTCAGAGATATTGTATATCTCAAAGAAATCATCGAATATATCCATTATTCTCCTTTTCTACTTGCAGTTGATTTGTTTGTTAGAGTGTTTTTTTATAAAGTCTGTTAGCTCATTAAGTAGTTTTTTTGCATTTGATACGTCCAACTCAAACATATTTGTTACATTTTCAAAAGTATAGCCACCGTCTAATGAACAATCACTTTCTTGCGTAATGGCTATATTAAATGTTTCTTTAACCTCAGTTGTAAATTCACCATCTAATAAATTCATTTCATACCTCCTTATAAAACTCCTGATTTAATTAATAATTGAGTAATTATTCCCCCGGTCATGCCACCGATAATCCCACCGATAATCCCCCAGTATAAGAGACTGCCTAAAAGTGTTTTTCTGTGTGTTACTATGGATTCATCAATACAGCCTGTTGGGCCATAATGTAATCCACAATTGTCTTTATAGTCTCTATGGAATTTATCACAGCATGTTCTATTGCAATTCATATTTTCATCCCTCCTTTTTGTAGACAATCTATCATTGTTTTATTGCGATTGTCAACCAATAAAAAAATTAATTTACTTTTTTTGTTGCATTATGTTTTTAAATGAGGTAATATCACTTTAAATCAATTAAGGAGTAGTTATGGAAAAATTTATTGAACTGGTTAGAGTCGAGCGGATTATCGTGCTAAAAAAATCACAGGCTGAAATGGATTTATATGTCGGAGTGTCGCAGCATACGACACACAAACTTGAAGCCGGTAGAATATCAAACTATAATACTCTAAATAAATATCTAACTAAATGTGGCTATGAACTACAGGCTGTTAAAGTCAAAAAAAGGGAGGGGAATAATGAATTATCATAAAAAGATAAACGCTCAAAGAGAGCTACTTGATATGTCCCTAGAAGTTCTTTCTGGACTGACTGAGATATCCGTGGGTAAGTTAAAAGAAATCGAAAGCGGTGCAGACTTTACGCCACAACAGCTTTATTTAATATCCCAGGCCCTAGGTATTTGGTTGATGTCGGAATGGGAAAAATAACGATTGAGTTCACCGGCAGAATGCCGAGTGAATAACTTGAATTACACATTGAAATATCGCGGCATTCTGTCCGAGTGCAACGACTTGTTATATGCGAGGGTTATATATGGAGAAAGTAGATGACGATACGGTGCAGGATTTTTTAATTTGGCTAAAAGGTCGAGAGAGTGATATTGCTGACGGTATAGAAGATTTTGGCGAACTGCAAGAGCTTTTCCACCAGCTTTATGGGCGCAACGCTGGCGAGCCTGATGCTGATACGCCATTATTTTAAGCAAATAAATTTGAATTAACTGGCTTGCGGGCCAAAGGAGGGGATGATGGAAGAATATGAAAAGCCGTGGACAAAAGAACAAGTTGCAAAAGCCATGCTTGGTAGCAAGTCCGAGTTGAATGAGGGGTTAAATGCCCTTGTTCCTCTATGGGAAAACCGTTGGAGAAATTGTTTGTTACAAGCCGAACAATTAGGGAAAAGAGGAAAATATTATGAAGCTGCTGAACGCAAAATTCAGGCAAACGCATTTATGGACGCAGCAAAAGAGCTCAAAGAGAAATTGGGCATTTAACAATTAACTCAGCGGCGTAGTCCGCTGTATTGGTAGTTAAGGAGGGAAAATGGGCGATATGGGAGATGATTTTAAGGCTATGAAGGAACATAGCAAGAAAAAAAGAGCAGGCAATAGGGAACAGTCAGCACAGCACTTGAGAGATAGAGGAATATTGTTTTCCGCTAACAATAATGGGGCGCACTTGATAGTGGAGGGCAAAGACGGTTATATAGATTTCTGGCCTGGAACTGGTAGATGGAAAACACGGAAAGGTAAAACTGGATTTGGAGTAAGAAATCTGGCTAAACTGATAAATGGCTGATTATCAAGTATATAACAGTGCTAGCGACAAAAGTGATCCCAGAAACGCAGATGATTGCACTTGTGATAGACCTTATCATGGTATGTGTATATGTAATCATGATGATGATTGTTTGTGCCGGGGATGTGTTGAAAGGAGAGAAGAACATGAAGAGAGATAAACCAGAAGTGGGGCAAACTATCTACAGCCTGAATGTTGGTAACGCCTGTCGAGGTAACAGAGAACAATTTCTCACACCTATGACTGTTGTAAGTGTCGGTAAAAAATATTTCTATTTACAAGAAAAGGATAGGGACTGGCCATCACGTTGTCGTCTGCAATTTTATATTGATACATGGTGTGAGAAATCAAATTATCTATCAGATCATCGTCTTTATGCTGCTGAGAAAGAGTGGTTGGATGAAAAAGAAGAATCAGACATTTGCACGGAAATATATAAAGCCTTTGAATATAGAAAAAACCATTTAAATTTATCGCTTGATAAACTTAGGGCTATATTAGCTATTGTTAAGGAGGAAGATAATGGAGAAAGAACTTAAAATCATTGTAGCTGAGAATGGGTTTGTTGTAGAAGCATTTAATAGTCCAGGAATGCAAGGCAAAATGTGGGCTTTTGAAACGCCTGATTCTTTAGCAAAGCATATAAAGAAATGGGGAGAAGGACAAGTCAAGGCTGAAACGCAGATAAATAACTCAAACTTATTGAGGATGTTTTTGATAATATAGTTGGTTGGGCAGACAAATAACAGTTTGAGGCTGCATCGAGGGCTACTTATTTATCTTGATAGTAGTAAGTAGATATAGCCTCTTTGCAGCCTCAATTCAAAATTAAAGAGGAAAGCGATGATTTGGAAGAAATATCTTAAGAACTGTTGTGATACATATCCAGAATATAATCTTATGACTATGTATAAAATGGGCAATATGGGTAGGCCTGAATTTGTAAGAAAAATGGCCGAGATATTTTTTGTTGGCATGGAGAATAACTCAGTCTTAGCGATTGAAACAAGGAATCAATTAATTAATTTGCGTACTAAAGGAGTACTAACATTTACATAATTAAAGGGAGGAAGAAATGGCTAAAAGATATTGGGAAGTAACTACATCAATGGGATATGTCGGAACAGAAACAACAGAAAAAATAGATTTAATAGAAGAGGGTTTATATACAGAAGAAGAGCTTGAAACATTGACTGACGATCAAGTAGTCGATCAATTATATGATGATGCTTTTGATATAGCTCAACAGATGATAGACATTAGTGTTAAATAACCCCTAAAACAAGCGGAGTGTAGGGAGTAAAAAATGTGGGTTCGATTCCCATCTTCTCATAGAGACGCTCTTGGAGAGAAGCCCTAACAAGGTCAGAACGGTTCGATTCCGTAAGGATTCCCTGCCTCCGCTTCAAATAAATGGTAAGGTGGCTCAAGTTCTTGGCAAAGAACATACAGCACACAATGGCAAGTGGTATCTACATAATAATAATTATAAGCCAAATAATTATTTGTAGATTGAAGGTGTAAATCCTTCCCTTACCCCTAAATAAATGGAGGGATAGAATGGAAACCAGACACACAATAGAAGTGAGTACCGAAGAATTCGAGCGTCATAGACTTAATATGGTTGATTCTGACGGTGGTTATCTTGAGGAGGATGCAGAGCAAGGATTCCTTGAGGTAAAGGGCTTAAATGGGAAAATTAATATTTTAGTTTGTAAGGAGAATTAAATGAGCAATTCTTTAGTGAAGGAGAATGAAATAAAGAAAGCTATTAGCAGCCCAGATGTTGAGGAAGCTTTTCTTAGCAATGCAAGTAAAGAAGCACTTGTGAGGGAAATAAACTTCGCTCTCCAAATCCTACAGGGAAATGAATATCTCCAAAAATGCAAGCCGGATACTATAAGGAATGCAGTTAAGAATGTAGCTTTGACAGGTATAACTTTGAACCCATCGCAGGGATTGGCCTATTTGGTTCCGAGAAAAGCTAAGAGAACAGACCAATTTCAATCCTGCTGCCTTGATTTCTCCTATAAAGGCCTTTGTCATATAGCAGTTCAATCTGGCGCAGTGTATGACATTTCTGCTCATGTAGCATACAAGAAGGATGACTTTTATATTGAGCAGGGAACTACTCCACAAATTAAGCATATTGTTTCTTTAGAGCAAGATCGAGGGGAGGCTACCCACGTCTATGCTATCGCCAGCCTACATCACAACATAAAGAAATTTGAAGTCATGACCATAGCAGAAGTAAACGAAATCCGAAGAATGTCAAAGCAGCCTGATGGCATGATGTGGAAAGACTTCTTTGGCGAAGGTTGCAGAAAAACAGTGATCAAAAGGATCTGTAAATACTTGCCGCAAAAAGGGGCATTGGCCGAAGCGGTGGCACTTAGCCATGAGATTGACGGTGCCAATGATGATTTTATCTATATTTCTGAAAGTCAAATTGAGGAAATAAACAAACTCTTGGAGGAAAAGGGCGCGGCACTGGAAGCATTGTTAAATTATCTGAAAGTTGATAGTTTAGAAAAAGTGCTGTCTTCTGATTACAACAGAGCTATTCAAAGCCTAAAACTCATAGAGGTAGATAAGTGATTGCCTTAGATTGCCCACAGGGCAGTGAAGAGTGGCAATCTGCAAGGGTGGGCCTGCCTACGGCCTCAGTTATGAATCAAGTCATAACAACTAAAGGCGAAGTTTCAAAGCAGGGTGAAAAGCTCATGTGGAAACTGGCCGGTGAAAGGATAATAGGGAAAAAGGAAGAGACCTACACAAACGCTGCAATGGAAAGAGGCATAGAGTTAGAACCAGAAGCAAGGGCTCTATTTGAGCTTCTGACTGGCCTTGACGTTCAAGAGATAGGTCTATGCTACTTTGATGATAAAAAGTCCTTGGGATGCTCTCCTGATGGCCTTATAGGTGATAATGAAGGACTGGAGATCAAATGTCCTTCGCTGGCTGTTCATGTTGGGTATCTGATAAAAAATAAACTCCCAACTGATTACTTTCAGCAAGTTCAAAGCAGCCTTTACATTACAGGCTGTGAGCGTTGGCATTTTTTCTCTTACTATCCTGGAATCAAGCCTTTTCACATAATTGTAGAGCGCGACGAAATATGGATTGCTAAATTTTCAAAGATTATCAGTGAATTTTGCGAAGAGCTTGAGGGAGCTTATAAAAAGTTGAAGGAGGTTTGATATGGCTAGTTTGAATAAGGTTCATCTTATAGGAAATCTGGGCCGTGATCCAGAAGTGAGATACACGAAGTCTGGTAAAGCGGTTGCTTCATTCAGTATCGCAACTACGGAAAAATGGACTGACGAATCAGGCAATAAGAACAAAAAAACAGAGTGGCATCGAATAATTGCATGGGGAAAACTTGGCGAAATCTGCGGAGAATACCTTTCCAAGGGGAATCAGGTTTATATTGAGGGTAAATTACAAACGAGGGAGTGGGAAGATAAAGACGGCAACAAGAGGCAAACAACAGAGATTGTCGCCAGCAATATGACCATGCTCGGTCAGGCAGGCGGTGCTGGTAACTCAAATAATAGTGGGGCAGATGACTTTGAGGAGGAGGATATACCCTTCTAAAACGGATTTTACTTGAGAACAATTAAACTAAGGAGGATTTTGCAGCCTAACATTCGCAATCAGTGGCTTTAGTCCACTGGGTTAACTGTTAGGAGAGCCGAACTACTAATTTACTACTAATAACTACAGATTTAGTATTTAAGGAGGTGACTTGAAAAATTTAATTGTAGGCATTGACCCTGGCAAAAACACAGCTATAGCTTTTTACGACAAACAGTTAAAAAAAATCATCGATGTGAGATCAACTGACTTTTGGGGATGCTATCAAATCTTTGTCGGGCACAATGAAGAAGCGGAACTTTTATCACTTGATAATCCGATTAAAAAAGTCATTATTGAGGTACCAAGAACCAAAAAGAATTGGCACAAAGAAGGATGCGACATAACATCGGCTAATGTAGGCATGATTTATGATCAATCTCATTTGCTAGCAGAAGGCATTGAGCGATTAGGCTATAAAGTTCTCCGGCAACATCCGCAGGGGAAAGTTGATGCGGCTTACATTAAAAAGTTAACTGGCTGGAAAAAGAGAACATCACAGCATGCGAGAGATGCTATTATGCTTTGTTGGGGATTTTGATGATTATTAAGATTATTACTGAATAATTATCTCCAATAAAAATGGCCCCACTAAGGGGCCATAAGGAGGGGGGAGCAGGTGAAAAAACTAGGCAAGGTCATTAAATCAAATCATTCCGAACTTGTCAATTATTAATTTTCTTAACTCCCTTATGGGTCAACCCTATAGTTAGCAAAGTATTTCCAATTACATCTACTGCATTCGCAATCTCGGGATAATTCATTGCAGTTAATATGTCAGCTATAGCTTTTAAAATCGCAGATATTACAGTCTTCTTTCCACTTAAACTATTCCATAGAGTTTTCATAATTACCTCCTATATGTGGTTTATAAATATCTGTATAAATTTTATCAACTTTTTCTTCAATCATCATCATTCGTAATTCAATATTTTGAAGCGTCATGTATGCTGATAAACTACCTGCTAAAATAGCTATTATAATAGCCTCTATAATACGCGATACATTGACTTGAGTCTTAGATGATACAGACATAAAGAAAGGTAAACATGGCAATATATTATGATCGAATAAAAATTTTATGTTATGATCGAATAAGAATTTTAAATGCTCCATTAGTCATCACATTCGTAAATATTACAAATAGCAGTCATGTTTTCAAAAAATGCTCTGTCAGTTTGCACCGCCTGATTATAATCCATTTCCTTCAATAATGATCTTCGCGCAAACTCCGTTTTAGTAATTCCTTTTCTAGTTGATTGTTTTCCTGCCTGAGCATCCCTTGCAGCCGTTACATTAAAGCAAATCTCCGCAGCTATTGCTGAGCTTGCAAAAAGCAAAATAAGCAATATTACTATAAATTTTCTCATTTCATCTCCTTAATTTATTATTCTTAGACATTTATAACCCGTCCCGCAACTATCATCAGCACCCACCGATACTCGCTCTAGGGTTCCGTTATCAATGTCGTGTATTAAAAATCTGGTTTCGCCAGTACCCGTCCAGTCATCAAAAACTGCCGATGTTCCATTGCTAAAAGCAACCCTTATTTCACTTGTATATACATCAAAAACATTAGTGCCATCATCAAGACGAGTACCCAATATTTTAGGTTCTGCTCCGACATCACCATGTTTTATGTCAAGAGCACCATTAATGTCATTTGTAATTATTTCAGCTATCCCACCATTGGGGCTATTATCATATGTAGTTTGTAACGATGCAGTAGAGGGGATTGAAACCGAAGTACCGGACGGAGTTGTTAAGAATCTTCGTTCATCCCAAATATCAACTATGCTGGCATTGTTTTTATTGGTGATTATCTTTGCAATAATAATTAGCCCTGGCTTAGCTGCCCCAAAAGAACCGATATCAATATTTGATGTTCTTGCAGCTTCTAAGCTCCCATATTCATCCGGCCCATAAAACGCAAAGCAAGTCGGTTTTCTTCCGGTGTCAATTCCTCTAACAACGCCACCTTCCGTAGAGCATGCTATTAACTGATAAATAAACCTTGTTGGATTGAGTGCAGGAACAAGTCCACCTGTAGTTATATCGTTATAATTAACATTATCTAGCTGGAAAACCTCTTTGCCTGTAGTTGTCCAGGAATTAAATGATGAAGTTGTTCGCCACAGCGGGATTGTAGATAGTAAATTAAAAACAGGAATACCATGTCTTTCTCCTTCCTCATCATAAAAAGAACCCTCGCTTAAATTCAGATTTCTAACACCTGTTTCTGTTGGTATTAATCCGCCATCCAAACTCATAGGGGCTCCTATCGCTCCACGTCTATATTGATAATCTTTGTTGTCCACAGCACTTACAATATTACGCTGATCAATAATAGATAAAGTCCCGGCAGCTTGTTTTTGTACCCGAGCTAAAGGAATAACTGTTTTTAAGTTCTCATCGGTAAAATATGTATCTTGCTGAGTATATCCGCTCATTACCGCACCTACAAAAGCTGAATCAAAATCTAATATAATAGATGTCAATCCAGGAAATACTGTCGTATTTATATCGTAAACTGGACCATCAATATGCACGGTGCATGGATGAAATGTTATTGTATTTGCATCACGTTCACTCGCTTTGCATGCATTAATACCATAGACATGAGTATGTACACCATTGACACCTGTAACATGACCGACCTCATTATCCCACAAAGACAAGCTTTCTTCTTTGATGGGTTCACGCATTATAGTTCCGTCCGGCGTAGACTCCCACGCTGGAGAATCAGCAAAAACAGGCGTTGCAAATAAAAGCAATAATATTAAATATCTCATTGACAACCTCCTGTTTTCCACCAGCTTGACCCATCACTATGGAAAGTAGCACACTCTCTGAATGTATCAAGTAAACTGTAAGTATCGAAACCCTCGATTTGATCCGAGCCATTGCCGTCTAAATAGCATTTGTTTGTAGACCCTGTATCGACGTATTTAACTGACAATATCTGCGAAGTATCAGAATCAACAGGCGGAAAAGTTATGGTCACACTATTATCATTTGCGAGACAAGTCACAAAATAATCCGCTATTGTTAATGTTTCAGATGCACTTGATAAATTCCTGAATGCTGCTGATAAACCTGATAACCTTAAACTGCCAGTCCCTGAATCACCATTGGTTATTTTTAGAATACCTGAGCCGAACTTATCTAATCCGAGATCTGCTGTAGCTAAATAATTATCGTCTAAATTTGACCACCGTATACCTGCATTTGCTGCCAAACCGAATCTTAGTCCACCTGACAATATCCCGATCCGTATATTGCTCAATCTAATTGCACCGGCGCCAGCATCGGAATCAAGTTCAATTACACCAAATCCTGATTCAATTGCAAATTTGCCGATTTCCGGCCTAATTTGCAATTCATTTGTTCCAGGCGTACCTCCCGGCAAACGTATAATCAAATTACCAATAGTTGTCACACCATCAAAAACACCTGTTATTGCATCAATCCGTGTTGATATTACGGTTTCAGGATTTATATCAGTACCATCAAATATAGTTTCCGGCCCCTGAATAACTGTAGTCTCGACAGCGTAAACAGGGGAAACCAATAAGAAAAATAAAAGAAGTAATTTTTTCATTAATTCCCCCTATAAATTATATATGCATCGAGAGAACCACCACCCGATATATTATTTAAAGTAACCTGTCCATATGGTAACGGTTTTAATGCCCAATGCCCCATAGTTAAATCTGATTCCGTCAATGATAATATAGGCACAAATGGCCCGGATGAACTAATCAAGGAAGCATCTACCGAGATATCATAAATTGCCGGACTTCCATTAATGACAATTTGCATCGTTCCTTGGTCCGGCAGAAATCCAGGGGGAATTGAAAATGTTGTTCCTATGGTTGATACATTATCGAAAACCTGAACAACCGGTGTTCCCGGAGGCCAAAGGCCTTCACTTGTACCCCGATACTTAGGAGTAGCATAAACAGTTAATGGTATAAGCAATAAAATTAATAGTAGTATTCTTTTCATTTTAATACCTCCATGTTTTTATTAATATTATATTATTCAATCAATTAAATCTATATATTTAATCGAATAGTCAACTTTTTTTACACCTGAAAACAAGAAAACATAATCAAAACAAGCACTTACAAAATCAATCAAAAAACTGTCAGGATTTGGACACCCAAAAACCCCCAAAAACGTCAGGTTTTTTTACAAAATGGAATTCATGGAAAGCTGGATAAATTCCTGTGAAATTAAAAAGCCTTATTAATTAAGGACTTACACGTTAATTTGCCTCGTTTTGCATATTTGGCATGAGTACTGCATTTATATTAAGTAAAACAAGGGGAGGTAAGAAAATGAATGAGATTATAGCAATTGCAACATTAATTAATGGCATAGCAGTATTCAGTAAAGGATTTGGTGGCGCTGATAAAGAATTACGAGCCATTGAATATGCAAAAAAATTAGATGGACATGTCAAGATTAGCTTAATTAATACAGAGCACAAAACCGATACAGGTAGAATAATTAAAAAAAGTAGTTCTGATATAGCTAACGGAGTAATCCTGTTGGGATATTCAATTGAAGTTTTTGAAAAAATTATAAATGGTGAATATGATAATTAATTCTTTACCCCGCCCACTCCCAGGTGATCGGGAATAAGGAATTAAAAAAGAAGATTAACTAATCGGTGGAGGGTGTCATGGGGAATCTAATGGAGCCAGAAGAAGAGGAGGAAGGGGAATGATTGAATTCATAGAAAAAGAGGAAGTTTGGCAAAACGAAACAACAAAATACTGGTTTGATGTCGATGGCGAAAAATATTGCGTGGCTGATAAAGGCGGGGATTTGTCATTGTTGGATTCTGAAGGATATCCCATCGAGGACTGCAATGATCATGACAACATCAAGGATTTATTGTTGCCCGAATACGAAAAATACATAAACGATTAATAATCATAGAGGAAAGTTAAAATGAAAATAAATAAAATTCTGAAAACAATTATAACAATATTATTAGTCATAATTACTACAGTACTCGGTGTAAATGCTGTTACAGAAAATGATCCGATTATGTTAAATCTGAAAATTATTCAATTTCTTCTAATAGCTATATTATGCGTAATTCTGCATTTGATCAATAAAAAAAACAAGCAGTAAAACAAGGGGAGGTAGAGAGATGACTGAGAAGCGAAAAAGAGTAGTTAATGCATTAAGGTCTGCGGCCGGTGATATAAGTACAATACTGAGAGATTTAGATCGGCTACAAATCGAGGAAGATGCTGTAATTGATGACAGTATACTCCATAATTTAGTTCAAGCACGAGAACAACTTACCCACGAGGCCAATTTAAAAGAGTTTTAATTCTTTACCCCGCTCACTCCCAGGTGATCGGGTCTAAGGAATTAAAAAAGAAGATTAATTTAATCGGTGGAGGGAGTCATGATTACAAGAATGTGTGCAAGGTGCAAGCGGATAATGGGATTCAAGATTGCTTCGAATTCCGGGATCTCACACGGATTATGTATTAACTGCGCATTTGTTATGTTAATTGAAAGTTCAGATGTTCCTTTTATTCCGGCAAATATGGATGCTTTTGGTTTAAATAATTTTTTATCAGGAAGCTTTAAATGAAAGCCAAGGTAAAATGGAGAGATCTAATAACTGGCGAAGAGAAGGAAACGTCAGTAATGGATTTAGAGAAGTGTGAGAGTTTAGCCGAGTTTTACAATCGATATCCAAAGGTTGTAAAAGATTGTGTTATTGAAAAAGAGGGAGAAGAATAATGGATTATGAAAGATAAAATATATCTACAGATAATGGCGTTGTGATGTTAAAAGCAACAAGATAATCAATAGTTTTTTCATAACTCCTCCTTTAAAATTTAATATTTACTTTAAAGCCATGTCGTGTATTTCGCCTCAAATAATCATGCTCCACACTTATCCAGAAAGACTGCCAATAAGCTCTGTATGGTTGTGATAATCTTTGAGCTATATAATAATGAGCTAATAATGTACTTGCAAAATATAAATTAACTTGATCATCACTTGGATTGCGTCCAAGTATTTTGTTAGTTTCTTCATAATCCTCAGATTCTGTTATTTGTAAAGTTTGATTCCAGTCTCCTATATGGTAAGCTGAATATAAAATCTGAATCATCGTATCTTCATGAGACCAATTATCTGCATAAACATCTATCGGTATAAATAGCAATACTATAAATAATAATCTTATCATGCTATAAAAGTTATGATTACCCATCCACGATTATATGAAGTAGCATTAAAGTTGACATTGTCGTAAAAACCACCAGTAAGCCTGACTAAAGCAACAGTTGTGCCGCCGACAGTCCCTTCGGTGATTCCACCTTGTGGCGTTGGGTTTGTCCAATCTAGAGGTCTATTCAATTTTGTTCTAAGAATATCGCTGTCATCTCTAATAATACAATCAACTGATCTTACATTGTCAATAGATAATCCTAATGATACATTGACCTTATTCACAGTATCCATGTCCCAATCACCAATATCTATTACTTTGGTTTTAATAGTGTTGACCCCATCCGTTTGAATGCCTGAAGATGCTATAATTTCATCAGAAAAAGTTTTTATTCCTCCAATCGTTTGTGCTGATGTTCGGTCAACAAGACCTGTTGATATAACAACATTATTGACAGCATCAACTATAGTTATATTGTTGCTATCTTCAGTTGAATTATCAACCCATTCATTTGTCAAAGTACCGCCGCCTGTATTATCAATAAATCCTGTGATTTGATTGCCTGTTTTATTGGCATTGATATGGTATCCCGTTGTTAATGTCCCGGTTGATGAGTTTTCAACATTAATCTTTCCAGTGCAATTATCTCCATCAAGCTCAACGGCTTTTCCGGTTGTTCCGGTTTGACTGAGGACAATATTTAAAATGCCTTCAATTATAATGTTGTTGATTAATTTCAGTGCTGAAGTCGCAATGTTTGTTGAAGAAAGAAGCCTAGCACCGTCAATAAATTTAATGGTTTTATCAGAACCCAAATCAAGCTGTCCCGTAATTGTCTGATCTTCCTTGACAAGTATTCTATCATTTGCTGCCGGGGCATCTGCAATATAAGCCGCCAATGTCGCATAATCACCCTCATCAGCATCGGAATCAATAACAATCCAATCTTCAACTTGAGCGCCGAAATAGTCTGTAAATCTTGAAATAAGATTCCAGAACCAATTATGATTTTCAGCCGGAGGTTTTACATTAAATAACCATCCTGAAGTTTTTCGTCCAGCCGAAGGTGTAACTATATTGCTTGAATCATCTGGAACCCAATCTGGTTTTTCTGTTGGTTTTGGATTACCTCTTGCCATTATATTTCTCCTTTATGCTGCTTGAACTTTTGAATATCCACCGCCACCACCATTTATCACATCATAATCAAGTGGTGTTGATGAAAATATATCAGCATCCAATGTTAATTGAATTGCGCTATCAACATTTGTAACTTTAGCGGTTAAATCCTCGTCAGTATTAACAACTTCATTATCTATTGCAACGCCATCGCCTGTAAAATTTGCCCCTGAATCAATTAATTTAAATGCACCCGTGGAGGTATTTGTTCCAGTTGAAATAATAGTATCATATCCCAACGTTCCAACACTCCCCTCGAATCCAAAAGCATTTTCAGGAGATATAATAGATGAAACAACCCTGACCCCTGCCGATACAACATCTTGCATTAAAGCAAAAGCATCACTTGCCAAGGCATCAGGAACTGAAACATCAGAAGATAATTCAACTTCAGCCGGATAATTTTCAAAAAGCTGAACTACTGTTCCACCTGTGATGATTTTCCATACTGACAAAACTCTTTCAATATCACCCTCTGAAACATTTCTACCAGCTTTGGCTCTTAAAAATAATCGGTAAGTTATATCATCTTGACCGCTTCTCGGCTGACCAACAATGATACCGATATTATCTAACTGAACGCCTTCACTGTTTTCAATATCAAGACGGGAATTAATATCAAATAAAATATCCTCAAGGTCCTGTATCTGCTGTCCACCAAGCGAATCAAGAAGTGCCTCTATATTGACTTTTCCCTTATATTGGAAAAGAAGCCTATCCTTGGCCGCCTGTGCATGATCTGTTATTTTAGTTACATTCATACTTGATTTACCGTTATTCTCGAAGTATCCCAACTGGATTTTTCAACATCGACACCCGGCGTAACCCCATCATCGATAACAATGTTATTATCAAGTGTCGGACTTGCTGACGTTCCTATTTTAACCACAACGTCCGTTATTCCTGGAATATCATTCAACTGAGCTATAAGAGAATCTGAACCAAAAACAATCACATCTTGCCCGGTTCCTAATCCGTCACCCCATGCCACCATTGTGTTTTCAACCTGCGTATCTCCATCAGTAGGATAATCTGAGGTTACTGTTAAATCAAGAATAAGATAAATATCAATCTCAGTTGGTCTTGAAAATTTAATCGTATGTGTAAATCCCTGGCTATCTGTATAAGTTCCTGATACATCCCCATGTGCTTCAATTCCCGCTGGTTTTGATTGTCCTATAGCATCAATAATTTCCTGATCTCTTGTTGTAACTCCACCCGCCTGAAAAACGAAAGCTTCAAATGCTTTGGCCGGAATCCCTCTTGCATCTGTAATTAATGTTACATTTTCGAAAACCTTTACATCTTCTAATTGTATAGATCCTTCGATATCATTTAATCTTAGTATGTTATTAGCGATAGCTTCCGTAGGCCCGGCAATACTTATTTGTAATCTATTATTACGCCGTATACGGGCCTCAGCGTCTGTTTCTATTTCTCTCCCTACCGTTGCGTCCTCTGGGTTAATAGTCGAGCTTAAACCGCCTATAGGGTTGTCTATGACTGTTAATGTTTCAGCATTAGCAATTATTTCGCCTGTAGCGGTAGCGGTCATTGTTGTTGTACCCTGGTAAACTCCGGGCGTTGTCTCGACTATAGTAATTGTGACTGAACCGCCTGCATCTAATGTATTGTCAGTAAACGTTAAATCAGATTGAGGTTGTTTACCGTCTGAGCCTGAGAAGGTTACAGTAAATCCTGCGGCAAATGTTCCTGTCACCACAACGCCTGATAAAGCATTAAGATTGTTTAAAGCTGTTTGCACATCCGTGTTGGAATCATTCCAGTCTATAGCAACAGTGGTTTCTCCCTCGAAAACAAGTTTAAAACTACCACTTGTGGGCGTTGCACTGAAAGAAATATCTTGTATTTCATCAGTGCCTGTACCAAGAATAACCTCATTGTCTGTGCTAAATTTGGAATCAGAATCATTTAAGACACTCAAAATAGTCCCGGCGGGGATAACGGTTGATGGTGTACCAAAAAAAGCCTGCAATGCAATCGTAGAAGCTAAAGCAGGACTGCGTGTAAATCCTGTCAAAGCGCCTACATTGTCAAAACTCACCCCCTCGGCCGTATCGGGATATTGTGAGTCATAAATTGCTTGTGCGAGTTCCCACACTAAAGCTTCTCTTTCTGCATATATCCCTACCAATTGACCAAATATTGACTGCGGAAGTGTATTAATTTGATCGCCAATAGTCGCCCTCAATGAGGCCTCTATCTCTGTTTTAATATCCGCAAGTCTTTTTATCGTTAGTCCATTTGCATCAAGTCCGGCCATTATGGTATTACCTCACTAAAGTTTATCACTCCATCAGACGTTCTTGCACTAAACGTTAAGGTCATTTCTCGTGACGATGGATCGAAATCCAATATAAATTGCGTTAATTCTAAAATCCCCGGAGTGGTTACAATTTCCTTCTTTAAAATACTATCAACCACAACAGGATCCGGGTTTTTTATAAGAATTTGCTCTAAGTATGCAATCCCAATTCGTTTATCTAAAAACCATTCACTTAAAAATGTTTTTAGCCGTTGACTAAGATGTTGCTGAACCGCTTCAGAACCGGTCGTTAACGCAAGATCGTTACCTACAACAGCAACATCACCATCTATTAATAATAAATCACTCAAGATTGACCTTTCCCGATAAAGCACTTGTCAAGACATTACTCGGTGGTCCTGTTACACTTGGGCCGGACGTAACGCCGGAATGAGTGTGGGCAGCATACAATGAAGCTAAGGTATCGCCCAAAACTGCTTTTTCGGCTCCGGTACCCAGATTAATAGTTGCAGCCAAAACATCAATTAATGTTGCAGCGTCTAATTTAATATTACCTCCAAGGATGTTAACATTTCCCCCTGAAGTTAATTCAATCTCAGCATCACCGTGTTTGATATGTATACTTGTTCCTATTATTCCACTAAAAGCTGTTTTAAATGTTCGAACGCATGGAATAAAAACAGCATCAGTTATGTCATGATGTCTCGGATCATTGGGTGTAACCGTTTCACCTTCCCCAGACAACCAAATATCTAACGACCGTTCACAAAATATCGCCATTCCTGTATCACCCTCACTCAAAGGAAAGTGGATAAAAGCGCCACCGCCAGAAGGCCACTGAACAGGTACATCATTTATCACCGGCAAATCAACAATCGTTTCATCTCTATATTTTTTTCTCAGCAATGGAATAAGACTTGCTTTTTGAGTTTCAGAATCATAGCTTTTCACAGAGCAGGGCAGCATTGTGTGAACGTCTAGTAATTCGGCCCTCATAGCATCTTTCAAAACTTCTGCCAATGTTGGTGTTTCACTCATAATATTGTTGCCTCACAATTAGCAAACCATTCTTTTCCATGTGTATCACCGTTTAATCTAACTTTTGATAATCTTGTCAATCCGGTAAAATCCCTTGATTCTATTTTTACCGCTCTACCGGGGCGGAATTTAGTTGTCTGTATTAAAGCTTTAAATACTACCCCTTCGATTTTGCTTGCCTTTTTGCCTATTAATCCTAAAGACGGGCTCCCAATCAATCCTGTTTGTGGTGTCAATAAAATAACCGGCTCTCCTGAATCAACTAACGGGTCTAGTATTTGTGTTTCATTGTCTTGAATACTAAATTCTAAATCTTGTTTAGATGTTATATTATCAACAACAGTTTTTGCCAATCCTGAAACTGTCAAACCATTTTGAATAATTTCATCCTTTATGTTTGAAACAGCACCTATCACAACTTGACCAGTCTCTACCATTGAATTAAAAGCATCATCTATCACTGTTTTAACATTAGTCCCTGCGGTATAACTTTTATCAAGCTTTGCCTCTGTCAATGATTTTTCAGCATCCCCAGCCTCAATTGTAGTGACAAAATCAGCCCCTTGTCTTTGCGTCGAACTTCTTGCAATATCCCCTACAAATAGTTGATCAATGTCATTTCCATATCCACCCTCTAAAACTACAACGGAGTCCTCTTTTGTTTTAAGCAATCCCCGGCTATCTTCGTTAAGATTGTATATTTGTATTTTGGCAGTATTAGGGTCTGATGGCGAAGTCTTTTCAATATCAAAATTAACCCTTAGACCTTCAATTCTTTTCCCTTTTTCGCCTTTAAGTCCAAAAGTCAAGATAGCTTTTCTATCCCACAACAAACCCATTAAGTAGCCTCAAAAAGCAGCTTTACATTTGTTCCGAAATTGTCCCTGTTACCCTCCACGTTTTCATTTTCAATATTAATCATATATAAATCACCGTTAGGAAGTCTCTCGTCCTGAAACCTCCTTAAAAGGCTTGTACCCAACAACAACGGAATACCGGTTACTATGTTTTCATTATTTTCCGTTTTGAAATCCATAGTCCATCTATCCATACGAGCATTGTAGTGTATGGCTAATGTGTAAGTTGTTATTCCTAAGTCAACCCTGAAAGAATAGCTTGGTATATCATTTCTAAGTGGTATTTCAACAGCCATTATCCACCAAATATCTTAAAAAGTATTGTACTGCTTTTTCCACTTGTCGCCTCATCAAGCTCAGCTACCGGCTTTTTACCTTCTTCAACTGTTTTTACAGCACTCTCGTTTTCTGTAGCGGTAACCGGGATTAATATTTCTTCACTCTCCCTTATAACAACCTCTTCAAAACTTCCGGTAAATACTAAAGAACCGGAATTCTTGGCACTTCTAGGGGCTGTAAAGTCACGCATAATCATATTTATATACGTCTTTAAGTCGGTTATGATTGTTAAAGGAACACTATTTTCATAAATATAATCAAGCATATCAATAGCATTTTTTGAAGGCTTACCTTCCCCACTTGATAATAAAGTGCTTCCTATTTTAGATACTGCTCCAGTTGCTACAGCCCCCGGTATTCCACCAACTACACTACCCACAACACCGCCGACATTCCCTGCCGTAGAAGCTAGTAGATTTATGGGATTGTCAGAAATCACACCCCTGATAGTCAACCCTCTGGGATTTATTATTACATGGTCTGATATAAAACTCCCATCTTCAATGGCATGCTGTGTTGGCTTTGCTGTCATTTTGTGAGTTAAACTTGTTGCAGCATCGATTTTTAAAAGCTCAAATGTCGTACCATCAGGATCAACATATTGTAATGTTGTTCGCTTTGATGCACCTGTAACTGTGTCAAATAAGCTTGCCATTATTGAGCCACCTGTGGGGCTGTTGCTCTCGATGTTTCTCGTAAGATTGTGTCAAATGCTTCTCTCATACCTGTCTGTATCGCAGGGGTTATAACTTCTGCCGGTGTTCCTTCCGGCACATTAACTGTTACCGGAGCGTTGACTCTTACTTGATTTGATTGTGTAGCTCCTCCAACAGGTGTTATTTCTTCGCCAAATCCAATGGCTCTTGCTGCTTTTTCTAAACTAAGACCGCTAATAAATTCTCTAACTTTTGCAAGTCTTTCAAGTTTTTCAAAAACTATAAGTTCAGTAAGAAAACCTATTAATAATTTCGCCTCATCAATTATTAAGGTGATTGTATCTCTAATAGCTAATAAAGCCGCTTTTGTGTTTATAAACGCATCGGGAAACTTACGTTCAAAAGCTTCGATTAATACGCCTGTCAGAGAGTCTTTGCCTTGAAAAAAACCAACTATATCTTCAATTATTAAACCTAAAGCAACAACAGCAGCGCCTATGAGGATAGGTATGATAAATATTTTTGCCTGCGCTAAAGTAGCAGCAACCCCTAAAGCCTTGAACCTCGTAGCTAATCCAAAAATAGCCTGAGTTATAGAACCGATACCTGACAATATTTGTAAACTTGTAAATGCCAGCATACCCAAAACCACACCCATGATGACATTCTCTAATCCGCCTAATGCTTCACTCAGAGTCATTACACCTTCGATGACAGCTTTAAATGCTCTAAAGAGGATTCCCATTATATTAGCAAGGCCTTTAAAAAACTTAACAAACCTGGCTCTGATTATTTTCCTGTTTATCTCTAAAAAACGCAGCAATTCATTAGCAATGGCTTTTGCTTGCGGTAAGAGTTCCTTGCCGATTGCAATTGCATTGATAATAATAAAATCTTGTAAGTTTGAAAGAATACCAAGAAATGTTGTACTCTGCTTTTCCATTAAATTTGCAAAGCGCCCGGAACCGGTAGTAAGATTCACTAAGGCTTGATTAACCATTTCAAAAGAAACTTCACCTTTAGAAACTAAGTCTTGCATTTCTTTAACAGGCTTACCAAGTATTTTTGAAAGTTCATCCAGGAGCGGCACACCGGCCTCAGTGAATTGTCTTAATTCCTGACCTCTTAGTTTGGTTGCAGCCCGTACTTGACCAAGAGCTAAAGCTAATTGTGGAAGTTTTTCACGACCAACACCGGCAGCTATATTGCCAAGCGTTGTTATGGTATCACGGACATTTTCAGCCTCGATACCCATAGCTAAGAGAAGTTTGGCGTTATTTAATATTCCGGGAAGGGTGAAAGGTGTTCGTCTGGCATCTTCTTTAAGACCATCGAGCAATTCTTTGGCTTTATCAGCCGAACCAAGCATAGTTTCAAAAGCAATTTCGACTTGTTCAAAATCACCCGCCTGCTTAAGAAACACACCAATGGCAGCACTTGCGCCCAGAAATACAAGTGATAATCTCTTAGCACTCGTTGTGACGTTTTTAATATTTCTGTCGATTTTTTGTAAGGGTTTTTCATCTATATCAAACCCTAAAGTTACAAATAAATCACGGATGCTTGCCATTTTTTAGCCTCATATGCTCTTCAAGGTCTTGCTCTATGTCTAAAGCTTCGTTTACATCTGCTAAATCATTGATTGAATAATGCTCTTCTATTTCTTGTAAGGTGGCTTTTCCCGCAAGTACAATACGCCATGCAAACCAGTTAAGATTTACCCCTTCAGGCTTAAACCCTGTATTTTTTGGGTTATATTTTCGAGAATACCACCTTCGCCGAAAAAATCAGAATACTCAGCCTCAAAAGCTGCATAAACTACCTTATACATATGTGCTAATCTACCTTTGAAATGAGTATCTATTTTTGCTTGATCTTTTAAATGTCCGGTGCCACTGTGATGCGTTTGTGACAATAGGGTAACAATGATTTTTTCAAGTTCTGATTCACTCGCTCTATCAAACAAAGTTTCAATAGCTATCTTTAAATCTACATCAGCATCAAGAATATTGTTATCATCAATACTGCCTAAAGAACCCAGCACAGGCCCGAGGATGGACGCTATCTTTCGAAGCAGATTATGAGACTTTATTGCTCCCATTTGATGAAATTTATAGACTTCATCATCAATTTCCTTTTCAATCACTTCTCTTGCCATAATCCCTCCTATAGGTTCCCGCCAAGAATATTAACGTCCAAATTACCACGAATAGTCCATTCCCTGTCGCCCGCTTCTTTTGCATATTCAGCATCAGCAACTTTAACGATTGTTCCTAGAGGCATGACATGCAGCGAAGCCCCTGAATTATCAATAAATGAAACAGCGATCAGTGATTTTGCAGCTTTAAAAGCACTTAAAGTTGCATTGTCAGTTGAGGCCTGGGGAAGAGTAACAGTAAATGTCCCAAGTTTACTAGCATTTTCTGTCCTCGTTGTTTCCCCGGAGTTGGAATCTACATCAAAAGTCCAACCGTCCTCATCTTCAGCAACCGAAACAGTCCGCCAACTTTCCACAATCGAGCCGCCGACTATTAACGATCCCTGTACCGGACTATATGTTTTTACATCAGGCATTTTGTACCTCCTATAATGTTAGTTTTCCATCAATCTGAACTTTATGAACTGCACCGGCCAAGACAGCGGAGAATTCAAGACCTTGTAAAAATCTAGCCGCTTTATCTGCGGGGGCAATATCGCTTATTTTAGGCACTATGACTGTGATAGCATCAGGATCATCACTTAAAAAGCCACTATTTACAGAGCGTTGCAATCTGGCTCTTAAAGTCGATTCTATTGCAGCGATACCATTTGTCGTAAAAGGGATTTTTTCAGTATTAATAAGTTGTGTAAATATATCTTCTCCAATCCTTACCTGAAGTTCGTCTGAACCTCTTATTACATCGATGTACTCCCCGCCGACAACAACTGCTTCGCTTGATATTACATTTGCATTAGCAATGGTTTCGTAGTAATTTGCATTCTTAGAACCAAGGTTTGAAATCTCTGTATCAGACAATTGATCGGGTGTAATACCCACAAGAGTCTTAAATTTCCATGTCCGGCTACCTGCATCATGTGGAGCACCATCACCAACCCATGCAGCATCGGGATAATTAGCTTGATCGGCTGAATACAAGACAACTGTTCTATCGTAAGTTTTGGCTTTAAGAACAGAAGCAATATCAGTTGTAGCAGAAGTAAGCAAACTTGCTTGGTCAATGGCGGTAAAATAAAGTTTAGGCGCTGATAAGGCTTCAATGAAATCAGCCGCTTGCTCGATATCTTGAAGTTGTTCCGCCTCGGTTGCCCTTCTGGTGAGTATAAGAAAATACCAATCAGTTCCACCTGCCTGAATCAGGTCATTAAGTTCAGTTGCTACATTAACATTGGTAACCGCAGGAGCTACAGTAAGGCCATTACCTACTCCATCATCCGATACTGCAACGGTAAATGGTTCTCCGGCTACATCAGCATCAAGATCAAAAGTACCGTCAACGTTATCTGTTGCTGTGACCGGTTCCGAGCCAAGATTAATTGCCGATACCAAACCGGCTGCGATCTCAAGATTTGTCGCATCTGCATCAGATAGGAAATTAAAAGGAGTCCCATTAATTGTAGTTGTATACGTTACATTATTTTGTACATTTGCAACCGTAACAACTTCACTCTGTGCAACGTTAGTAGCTCGCTTACCTATAATAACTTTTTCAGGTTTAAGTTCTTGTCCGAAATATTTAGCAGCAGCTTTGTATTCTTCATCAGTTGTTAAAAAATCCTCTCCTACCGCTTCAATGGATCCATACTCGCGATAATCTTCAGCAAAATTTGTATGTATACCAAAGATCAAGCCAGTTCCAAATCCAACACGAGTAATTTTAGCCGTTTCTCTCGTGATATTGACGACAATTATATCTTCAATTTTTGTACCCATTATGAGCCTCCTATAATTTGGGTTGATTCGAAATCACCCACTGTTTGATCAATTTTAACAGATTCAATTTCTCCTGATATGTCATCAACTTCAGTTGCATAACCAAGGAAAATATCAACTGCCCCCCTGCCCTCTGTAATGTCATTAAGCAGTTCGCTTACATCAAGCGGGTCTGTATTGTCTAAAATCGCTATCCCGGCATTTTGCAGAATCAGTTGTTTAGTGGGTAATTCCAGGGCATTGATTATATCTTGTATAGTATTCAACCAACCTGAATCTGCATAAACATTTACTGATAATGTTATTTCTTTTCGAAAGGGGTAAGTAAAAGTATCTAATTCCTTGTACTTTATTTCCGCATGACCGGTCTTTCTCGGGCCTGACGAAATATTTAATCCTACATAAGGCACAGCCGGACGGAGCGTATCTTGATTGAGCCATATTACTTTACTCCCTGCCAAACCCGTAGCAGCAACAACAAAAGACTGAATTGCATCTTGTAATGTCGGGTCTAAAGCATCAGAAGCCATTATTGCCGTTCCTTTAACATGATTCGCCCTCTAGTATGCACAAGCATTCCGAAAGAATCCCATTTTTCCGCTTCTTGAGTTTCATACTTTCTACCATCTTCCCTTGTGATTTCATCATCCACCAGTAAAGTAAATTCGCTGAAACTCCACATATTTTCTCGCTCTCTATCGCCTTCCGGTAATTGTAGAATCTCATTGCCCTTTAACGGCTGGATATTCATTCCTATATCAGGGAAAACAGTTGTTGAATCAGTTTGTACCCTTCCTTCATCTGTATATGATTTTGAAAACCGTGTTACAGTAACTAATTCTGTTTGCAGTAAGCTCATTTTACTACCTTAGATATAATGCTTTGCCTCATTCTGCTAGTGTCAATTAAAGGTTTACTTGACCCTTTTTTGAGTATTGTTGCTGGCTTATTCGGTGTAAACGGTGTTCCTCCCTCATTGATCTTTTTAACTACTTTCGATTCAGCAAGCAAGCCAAGACCTTTTAAAACTCGTTCTCTTTGAGTCGGATTAATAACAATCTGAGTTTTTCTTTTGTCAATGAACTTTCTAAACTCTCGTCTGTTTTCATCAATTGCTGATCTTAAAAAAGAACGTTCTGGGATTTTTACAGTTCCAAATTCATTTGAAGCTGCATAAATTACAAGGTCTCTTCCTTGCTCTCCGAATAAACCAATATTTACCTGATTTGGGCCTTCTTTTAATTGTCTTCTAAAATCCTTAAATCCTGGGTCAGAATCCCTGACTTTAAATTTAGCAGCCATTATGGTGTAAACGCATTAAATCCCATGACACAACTCTTTCTTATATCTACGAATATGCGACCGTACTTTGTTTCGTCAAGCCTCGATGACCCTACCGCACCACTACCGGATGCAGTTGCATACTCACGTTCAACCTGACCTACTTTCTCGCGTTTAATCGGCCCTGACACTCCCGAGCTTCCCCCTGTTGACCCCTGTTGTGACAAGGTGAGCAAATGCGCCGCCAGATATCTCTGGGCTCTTTCTTCCTTGCTACCGTAAGTTGTATCTACCTGTCCGGCAACATCATCAAGAATTAAATCAACAAGCACCGTGTTTGCATCGATGAAGGTTGCAAGCTCAGGAGCGATAAGCTTAACATTATCCGCCGTTGTATCAGCCATTTTCTACAGATTCGTTAAAATCACTGATTTTCTTGATTTGCTTTTCAATAGCTGTCTTAACTGATTTTCTCGGCTTATCCCTGCCGTCCTCATATGCTTCGATTTCGGCAAGAGCATCTATTTCCATAGTATTCTCAATTAAATCAGCTAATTCGCCGCCATTGAGATCATCATAATTAAGCGTGTCATTATCTTCAGCCATTGTTCTAAGAAACCGCTGATAATATGCCCATTGCTCGTCACCCTTTGGCCGGGCAAGTATAGCTTCTTTGATTTTTTCCCATGTACTCGCTTCGACTTCGTTTGTTCCAGGAATAAATCTTTTATATTGTACTTTTTTATCTTCGTCAGTATAAGACAGCGTTAATGTATTTGCTTTATCATAAATAACTATCATATTACCTCCTTTTAAATACCTGTTAAGAATGCGCAAGCAATTGGATATCTCACAACAACACCACCGTTTCTTGAATGACCGTTTACGATAAACTCAAGACCACGAGTTTCAACCGGCATCAAAGTCAACTCTTTTGGAATCCTTTGCTCAAGAACTTCCGGCGTTCTCTCGTAAAATACACCACCATCCTCTGTTCCACCAGTAAAGGCTAAATCAAGTTCACCATTCAAAACAGCGATTGTATCAATTCCATAGGCTTCGCGATTATTAAGGATATATTGAAGGATTGTTGTATCGCTCGTTGTGCTTCTTGGCGTGCCAGCAATGATATCGTATTGAGCTTGCGGCAGCAAAAGGGTATTAGCCTCAAAAATACCTTTTGAGGTATCCCTTATTTGAGAAGTTGCAAGCCTGATATCGTTCAGAATTTCATCAGGGCTTTTTACTGACCAGGGAATACCGGTTGATCCGGTAGGCGCAGGAATTACCGGGATGTTGGGATTTGTCAAAAATCCTTGCAGTCCTGAATCTGGATCACCAGTCCAGGCTATGCGATTTTCCTTCTCTCTCAATCCCCTTCTTTGAGCATCAGCTTTCATTGTTTCAAGAGGCACACCAGCCATTGAAGCTGCTTCGATTTCCTGGACATTCCAACCGACAGCAATACCCAATGATTTGACTGGCTGTGTAAATTCCTTGCCGAATACATCAGCTCTCGGAAGATCATCTGACCAGTTAGCAATGATTTGCGCCATACCAACCTTATCAAACATTCTGTATGTGATTGTTTCGGCTCCGGCCGAATCTCTATTGCTTACAGGGATAAGCTCCCTATATTTAAGCTCTCTTTTCTTAAAATCGTAGAGCCGTGATTCAATGCTTTCAAGTTCCCTTGCAAAGAAGACACTTGCATTAGGCGTGATAGCATCAAGTTTTTCTTTAACGCCATTATCCATTCGTATCATAATAAATTCTCCTTAATTTTAATTATGGCAAGTTAATGTCAACAATTGCCAGTTCACCCGCATTCGCTGCCAGAACATAGGACGCATTAGGCAAGGCAGAAGCGTCACTGCCATCAGCATCACTTCTTGCTGCGCCAAGTTGCTCACCGGCTCCGGCTACATGTCTAATAAAGACCTGCCCGCCATCGGCAACCGCATCCTCGACCTGAACATAAACGCGGCCTCTTTTTAGAATACTAACCGCACTCTGAGGATTATATCCAAGTCCCTCACCAGAAAGTGCATTCTCAACGGCCTGAGTATGTAGAGCAAATCCCTGGGCAGTCCGTGGATTAGTAACATCGGTTGCAAGCTGTGGTAGATGTACAAGCTTTCTATCACCTACCTGCTGACCTGCATCATTAAGCGAAACAAACACACCAAAAGGTATACTTGCCTCGTTTAAGATAATATCTGCAATCGTAACGTTAGCCGTTGCAGCATAAGTAAATCCGGTTCCTGACTCATCGGCATCAATCAAGATTTTATCCGTCGAACTACCTGCCCTCGCCGTGACCGGTTCTGATCCTGCATTAATCTGTACAATCAAGGCGGCTGCAATCAAATCTTTCGTTCCTACAGCAGCAAGTTCTGTAAATGCTGTACCATTGATTGTTACAGTAGTATTTGTACTATCAAGAGTCACCGTTACTTCGATTTGCTGCTTGCTGTTGTTTATACCTGTTATTACATCATGAAAACCTGAGTCTGCAGGCATCCCCGGCATACCGATTTCCATACTTTCTTCAACACTTGTTTGTGGCATGATATTCTCTCCTTAATTAGATTTTTGCCATGCAGCATCAGACTTTTTTATAAATTCCTTCTTTGGGTCTTTTACATCTGCATCTTTTTTGCTTGTTTTGATAAATGAACCAAGCTTTGTATTACCATCTTCTTTTTTAGCCGTTTCTACCATTTCGACAACAGCGTCATATCTGGCAGACAGATAATCTTCAGACTTCCCTTCTGCATCGAATTTCCCACCGGAAGCAGCAGCAATGATTTCATTTCTCAAAGCAACGGTTTCTTTAGAACTGCCATCTTCCTTTTTGGTCTTGACTTCAAGGACTCCGGCAACTTCTTCCATATCTGCCCGCGCCTTGATCATTGTCTGAAGCTTGGGAGAATCAGGGCTTGCCAATTCGTCATAATCAGCCTTAAGCTTCTTATTGTCTGACTCAAGTTGATCATATTTGGCCTGTAGTTCGTCTTTCCCCTTGGTTGCTGCGGTCATTGCATCTTCATGACCCTTGATGATCTCAACAGCTTCGTCTAGCTTGGTGTCAAGCACTTCAATAACCGGGCTTTCCTCAACTTCTCCCGATATTGCATCCATATGAAAACCACCTACATCAATCGCTTTCTTTTTAAATTTCACTTTTACCTCCAAATTTTTAGATTTATTAATTACTTCCTGTTCTGCATCCATGATCAATTTAACTTCACGTCCGGCCCTGCCTTTCGGCACGATGGAGCCATGATTATACAAAATATTCGTTTGTATCTTGTCATAATGACCATCTGAATGGTGACTCCCTGGCGTGTCTACAACTTCGGCGTCATAGCCCATAGAAAGCTCAATATCTTCGCCTCTATCCCATTTAGCAAGGATTTCTTCAACTTCTTTCTTATCAGTAATAACGACTTTACTGGATACAAAATCACCGCGTCTGAATATATTCTCACCAACAGAACCAACCTGAACCTGCTTGATATTGGTAGAATCAACCATTTCATGTGGATGTAATTTAGTAATGGGAGCGAATTTTAAGGAATCAAGAGACGATTGCTTAAAGACTTCTTCGGGGGGGCGTAATTCTCTTACAAGGTTTCCATTTTCATCACGATAATCAAAAACTCCGGCTCTAGTGAGATTTGCATCAGCAACAAGAAATCCATGAGAAGTAATCTCAAACTTATCATTCTTTCTTGCATCAAGTTTTAGCGTTTCTGTTCTCAAATTTACTCCAAAAAAAAGCCCGGTTATTCTCTTTCGAGAACACCGGGCAATTTAAGAAATCCCTAATCAAGGAGGATGAGGGGCTTAATTGATATCCGTTTATTTAATTAATTGATCAGGGGAGGGGTTTGTCAAGGAGGTATCGAAACCTCATACATGATAATACATGTATTATTTTTACGACATTACGGTCTCCATTTACTTGAATAGTTCCACCTCATAAACCGTTCCATGTCTAACTCATGGCCCTGATCAATCAAACTTCTGTTTCTTTAAAGAACTTCATGGCACGTATGCCACCTTGATTAAACGTCAAGCGGATATTTACCTCACCGCTATACTTGCTTTTTACTAACCGAGTTAATAACTCTTTAATTAATAAGTATTTTTGTATCAATAATCTACCTATAGCATAATTTAAAGTTATTTGTCAATTTTTTTTATTTCTTGCTCAATATATACATTCATTTGATTTCCTTTATTCAAAATCATCCAATACAGGAATTGCCCTACATCTGCATTGTATCGGTTCCCCTGGGTGCCCGTCCGAAGGGGGATCACTCCATTTGAACTTCTTCCCGTCTCTTCTCCTATGCTCCGGTCGAACTCTTTCATCCCTCGATGTTGACCATATATATTCTTCCACCCCTAAAGTTGTCTGTCTTAGCTCGGTAAGTTTGCCTAGAAATTTATTTGTCTGATCCCTGGCGATAAGCTTAGCCCGGTTTTTAGCAACTCCCAGTTCATTTATGACAATTTTCTCCAATTCCTTTGAAGAAAAGCCCCGCTCTATTCCAACCCTCAATTTTGATTCAATTCTTTGTAATGATTCTTCAGGTATATCGGTTATGAGGGCAACATTGTTTTCAACAAATGAATCAATTTGAGGCTGTAAAAAGGGCTCATTAATTATCGGATCAAGGCCAAGCACTGTTTTAATCTGCCGGTTGAATTGCTTTTTATCGAAATCAGATATTGACTGCGCCTGGGTATCTGCAATATTGCGCCTTCCGGTATCCGTCATCTGGATAGCTATGCCTATTTTGATATCATCAATAGCCTTGGTTAAAGTCTGTCCGTAAGTTTGATCTAATTTTACATCAACTCTAACTTCACTTTTAAATTGCTCTACAATGTCCGATAATCCAGGAATAAGCCTTTCTCTTATATCTGTAAAATAAGGCGTTAAAAATCTATTTAGCGTTCTAAAATAAGAAAACTCAAGGGTGCGACCTTCTGCTTGTCTGGGTACTTTTTTATTTGATGGTAATTTAACGCCGGTTGCCATTATTCTCCACCCATAGACATTTTGTACTGATCAATAAGCCCGAGCTTATCAAGTACATTCTGACAAGCCTCAAACCTGTAATTATTGGTCAATGCCAATCGCTTATTCTCACGCTCCATGTGTGCAATCATTATTTGCTGATCCTGGAAGACTCTATGATACTGACTCGACCCTAGCCAATGGCCAAAACTCAAAACTAACAGCATAAACGAGGTTGTTATCATAAGGGCTATTGTATAAAGAAGGGGTTTCACTTCTATTCTTCCTCCATTTTCACCTCTTCAATTTCCCCCATCTCCTCCCTGGTTTCGATATCAAGTTTAGTATCCACTGAAAAGCCATCTTCAGGAAAGCGGCTTTCTGCTATTTCTTCCCCAAACAGTATACCAGAATCAGCATAGTTTTTGTCAGCCTTAGACATGATTTCCCGCGTTTCAGCTTTCTCTTTTTCGCTCGGTTGCCATAATGGATTAAATTCAACATCCCATGATTCAGGTTCATTTCCTGAAGTTGGGCCATTTCGTGACTTGAGAATAAGAGTGATAAGTCTCTCCAAAGGTGATTCAAGCTTATCTTTTTGAAATGCACTTACTCGATCATAATAGCCCCTGGTATCTTCCTCAGCCCCGGCCTTAGTCGTTCCTATCTGTTGACCAAACAATCTTGTCTTAGGAATATTTGAAGCCCCGGCCATGATATCGATATAAAGTCCAACAAGATCAACAAAGCCTTGAATGGGCGTTTGTATTTTCGTGAATGATTCTTTAGAGCCATCCTTGCCATCAGTAAGCACTATTCCCATATTAGACAGGTTTGCAATAGCTGCTCTCATTCTCACTTGCAAGACCGATCTTCCTTCAGTCGTTTGCATAAGGTCTTGTACATTCTCTATCTGCAAGACCTTGGTTACAAAATCCAGAAACAATTGAGCGCCTGTTTGCAGCGATATACCAAAGCTTTTTAACGCGTCCTGAAGGGCAATTAAAATTGAATCATCCCATCCATCGTTGTTGATACGGTCTTGTTCTGTCAGTCTGGCACCATCAAACCTAAGTACCCGGCTGGCATGTATGGTTTTTTGTGATTGACTGCCTTTCCGAGGGGTGAGTTTATAAAGTTCCGGTTCTCCAAAATTGGGCTGCAAGGGGTCATCAAAGGTTGACTCAATGACAACTTGCCACCTGTCCATTAAAGTCAAAAACTGTATATCACTTATGTTGTTTTCATCTAATGGTTCCTCTGGTCCCCCTGAATCAATGGCACCGATAATAACAATAGAGCCGCCATATAATCTCGAATCAGTTAGAGCGTTTTTGAATCTCTCTTTAGCTTTGAGCTCTTTAAGTTTGGTAGTTATTGCTGTAACAATGTCTTCATCTTCTGTCGTAAAATCTATCCATTCTCGCGTTGCATCTTCTGGAATGACTTCTATTATTTTTCGGCTCATCCAATCAAACCTATACATGGCCTCAAGTTCTTGCTGCCCGAACACCGTGCCAAGCTTAAAGCCTGTTTGAACGTAAGGATCCCTGGATGTACCCATCATATTGGCAATATTAGCATAAGCATCACATTTTGCCGCCGCTACAGCAGCATCTATTCTGGATTGTACTTCATCTTTTCCCATATTATCTCCTAACATTTACCAGCCATGATTTCAGCTAATGTTAAATTTTGTTCCATGTGTTGAGCCATTGCAGTGATGTCTACGTCTTCATCATGGGCAGCATTTGGAAATTTAACTAAACTCGTTTCATATTTTGCTTTATATGGAGCATCTCTATGTATAAAGACACGTTCATTTTGAAAATATGTTGCCATTGGTGTGGCTCTGGCGTATTTGTCTAAACCCTCTGTAGGTATTTCCTTAAATGGTATCTTAACACCGCCTACTGAGTCATTACCAGCAGATTGTTTAACTAAGACTTTCCCAAGCTTCTCATTCTCAATTCCAATGCTTGTACATCTGTTTTTAAAGGCAAAGAGTTTTATCCTTCCCATTATCTTTTGATGCTCAATGCGTTCGTTGATTCTGTCTAATAATACCCATACTCGTTCTTTTCTGGAATAACCCCATGCTGCCATCCCTGTAGGATCATTGCTTGTCTTTATCTCAATAGCCGGGTCAACATATACATGCCTTATTAATTCCCGGCTTTTTAACCTTAACGGCTCTTCAATGTCTTTACGCCAGCAGAGTATATCAGATGTCATTTTATCGATAGTGTAATATCTGAAATCTTCCGTCTTAAATAGATTGCCTCCTATTGCTACCGGGTCACCATCGAATAAAGCCGCCCATTCATAAGGCCCAACCATTTTTTTAATATGATTTAATCGCTCTTCGTTGTAGCGCCAAGGCCACAAGGCCTCTCCTGGCTCTCTGCCTAGAATATCGTTTTCTTTAGCTAATGCAGTTAAAACAATGTGCTGTAAATCATAGGGGCTATCATCTCCTAATTCTTTATGCTGAGCTAATATTCTGCCTACCAAATCATCATCATGCCACCGGGTAGCAAATAAAAAAACCACTCCCCCCGGATGTATACGAGTCCCGGCTACACTCTCCCACCATGTCCAATTTGATTCACGTTCACCTAATGATTCTGCTTGCTTACGGGTTTTGTGATAATCATCAATAAATAAAACATCAGCCCCAAAACCTGACGCGCCTCCCTCCATCCCAACTGCAAGCACTTCGCCGCCTTCTTCAGTCTGCCATAAACCACGGCTAAAGACTTTTTTACTTGGATGAGTATTCCAAAGTATTGGCCCCCATTTTTGAAAAATATCACGGCCTTTAGAACTATGATTCTCGGCCAATGTAGCGGCATATGCTGTAATGATGATTTTAAGTTTTGGAAAGTTGCCCAGTAGAAAAGGTGGGGCATGAATGGGGAATTGTTCTGAATTATGCGTAGGGATTAATGTTTTACCTACTAAATAAAGACCATCTTTGGAGTCTACCTGTATACACTTGCCTTTGTATCCCCGAGAGTCAACAGAAATACTCTTTATGCCTATTTTTCGCCTCAGAGCATGACATTTTATTTCTTTACGTTTCAATGCTACTGGTATTTTACAAGTAGGCTGAAATCCTACTGTATAAACATTTTGTCTTCCAATAATCCCAGATGTAGAAATTATTGGTTTCTGCATTGTTATATATGGCCTCCATCCAAGCGACATTGCTACATCTTTGATATCTTCTGCAAGCATCAACGATACTGTCACAATCCTGACTCGGCCCGTCTCTTTTTCTACATGACCATCTGTATCTATTAATCCAGCCATTAATTCCAGCCTATCATTTTTGTTTGTATATTTATAATTGTCCGGTATGAATTTTCCTTTATTTACATTAATAGATTTCAGAGCATTCCAGAACTTACCACCTACCCCGACTTTGCCACCAAAAGAAGTCATGCATACTCCTGTGATTTTATGTATCCATTTCGCTGATATTGTGTAGCCAAGGGAACTTATTTTATTTATAATCGCTTGATCTTCTTTGGCATGAGTGATGCACGGCTTTGTTGTTGAGCCATCACCCAACCAAGCACCTAAAGCATAGGGATGTAGAAGATGTTTTCGCGAGGGGAATTCAAGACATTCAATATCCTGAACTTGATATCGGCATCTTTCTTTGTATGGCGGCTTCATGTGAGCCGTCTCTAATGTTTTCCATGTTCGACGGTGCTCTATAACAGTCCATTCATGATTTCCATGGCAATAAATTATTTCACCATTTGTGAATTCAACTTTATAATCTGCTTTGCCTGGGGAACTCAGAGCTAAAACTTTAATTGCTTTGCCGTATGGAGAAAACACATAATCACCAACTTTGATTTCTCCATGTGTTTTCCAGCCATTTATAGTCAATACTGGAATGTGGTCAGCTATCAATTTTCCATGTCTGGGAGGGCCATGTACGATCAATACCTTGATCTTATTGGTCCTCTTATGAAACGTCTCCATGAATATTTCAGAGACTTTCCTCAAATATCCAGGGCTTTTAAATCCCGATATTAACTTAGGAAATAACCATAAATTATCACGGGCTAAGGCTGCAAACTCTTTTATTGTCGGTTTACGTTCAATCAGTTAGATCATCCTTGAGCTTTTTATTTAATTCAGGGTTTGATTCAAGCTGTTTTGCTACAGCATCTAATGGATTGGTTTTTATTTCGCCTATGATATCTCTTTTGTCTCTTTGATCTAAATACTGCTTGCCCAACCATATAAGCATTGTTGTGTTTCCATCCTCAGCAGCTTTCCATTGTTTACGCCTTAGACTCATGCGACCTAAAGCCATACCGTTTTTATAGATACCGCAAAATTCATCATCTCGCTGCAATGTATCAACACTACAACCAAGAAAATGGGCTATCTCCTCCTGAGTGCACTGTAAATTGGCAAGTTTCCCAACTTGCTCATAATCTATCTTAAATTTAGGTCTGCCTGCTGGCATTATCTCACCCTTTCCACTTCTTTGCCACAAAATGACTCAACATCTTCAATCCACTCTTTATGAAAATCGTACATATATTTAGATTCCTCGAATAAATATTGCTCTATCCTTGCACTTGCGGATAAGTTCCCTGATCCTTCGATAATGTAATGATTGTCTTTGGTTTTACATAGCAGTATCTTCGTATGATTCCAAGCATAAATAATAGATATGCCGTCCCCTGACGCAGCCTTTAATTCTTCCGATCTTTTTTGCATGCTGTGATTTACAAATGCTGATACCAGGATAGTCAGTTTGCCTACGCTTTTATTGTCAACTAATTCCCTTAGACCTCTGATGCTTTTGGAATCAACGTTAAATGTTGTTATGTAACATTCCTCAATTTTTTCATACAATAATATATAACGTAAAATCGCGTATGTGTTAAAGGCTTTCTCTGTGATTATTCTGATTTGTTGGTTGTTTTCAGGAAGTGAGATCAATTCATCGATTGATTTTATTCTGAGGGCTTGCCTGTCTAGGAATTTAAAATAGGCTTTTCTGTCTTTGATTTGCTTTGCAGTTGCACTCTTGTTTACAGCGAGGGCTTCATTGTCATCGTTTAGATTAATATCATCCAGAAACGAATCTGAGGTAATATCAAGAGAGCTTAAGTCTAGGCTTAAATCTGTCAATACTAAATCCTTTTTATATTTTATCACTTTCCATATTTTCCTTTTCCATTATCAATCAAATGAGATAATATGTCAAGTTAATCCCTCGGAATTTCAAGTATCATCTTCATTCCATGCTCACCAACCAGTTTTACAAGCGTTTCTCTTAGACCCATGCCGGTAGGGTAAATTGTTTCCCCTTCTATCCACTCCACGCCTTCGATTTCAATTGTTTCTACTATTGGGTTGTTATTGTCTTTCTCCCATTGTTCAAAGACCTTGACATCATTAAATACGCATTCACCGCAGAAAACCTCTAAACAAGCTGAGGCTCCCTGAATTTCACCGCACTTTTCATCCATACGTGCTCGCGAATCAATGCTATACCTATACTCCGGCACCTTTAGCCCTTTATATGTATTCATTTTGAGTCCTTTGGGGGATATATTGGCTTCCAATGAGTTACATTATAATCATGTGATAACTCAGATAAATAAGCCCCTAAATCCCATACTCTCCACATACAATCACTCTCAATAACTCTTATCAACACATCTTGCCTATCAACTTTTTTATTCCAATGCCTAAAATTGCAAAGGACTGGAGTATGTATTTCCGGCAATCTATCTTCAACACTTATCCATTCTCTCTCTTCCATTATTCACACTCCTTTTGAGTCCTTTGGGGGATCTGGAAGAGGTTGCCAGTGAGTGACTTCTCCTGCTGAATTATGAAACATATCATACCATCTCACTAGTACAGGCCATTGATTATCACACCATCCTTGCCTAACCCCATATTTATTTTCGCTATACAATATAACTTCCTGATCTGCTTTCGGTAGCTCATCATGGACACTTATCCAGTCTCTCTCAATAGATAATTCTTTGATTGCAAGCTCTATCGTTCCCCTGCAACAGTCATGGTCATCAGCCATGTGTTTTAATCCGTTTATTAACTCTTCTCTCTCTTCCATTATTCACGCTCCCAATAGCTCTCAAAGCCAATTAATTCTTCCCCCTTGCCCCAGATAGTCATTGAAAAACAAGCTAAGTCTATTTCAAAACAAATCCCATTCAGTGTTGGAGAATATATCGTAAAACCAATACCGAACGATCTAACAAGTTTAAATGTAATTTTGTGTGTGTTCATTTAGCTATCCTCCTTTAATAGCAATTTCAATCTATTTGCAGCCTCTGACAATACAAGATCAGCGTCCCTATCACATTCTGCTGGGATTCTCATAGTAAATTCATTTTCAAAGTTGTTAAGTTTTCTATGTGCCACCGCCCTAGATAACTCCTTTAATCTTTCTATCAATACTTCAGTTGGGACTTCTTTACTGCTTTTATATTTTGTACTCATCTTATTCACGCTCCCTGAGGCAGTCTGAGGGTAGCTCCCTGCTTTGTATTAAATATGCTAAAGTAGCTGCATCAGATTCCATCTTCCCTCTCTTTATTTAATTACCCAAGATATGAACCAGACAACGACAATTATAATCTCCGCCAACAATAACTTAATAGTTATTTTCTGGTTATCAAGGCTCTCCCTTCGGCACTTTTTGATATCCTTCTTTTCATCAATAGAAACTATGTATTCTTGCGCTCTCAGTTCCATAATCCTGTTTTCTATTTTTGTCTTTCTTTCAATAGACTTAATATATTCTTCAAGTTTATCGTAAGCAATGGTAGTCGGGAATATCCCATACTCATCTGGATTATCCAGCATTTCACTTATTATATCGCATATTACCTTTCTATGGTTTTCCATTCAAAATCTCCTGTTTGGGGGTTATCTGGCAGGCCGCAAGTCATCTGGCTTCCATCCATCACACCCGCTATCATTCCAATCATCTCCGATTGTTATATTAAAACCCCCTGGCAACAATTTGTGGCGGCTTTGTTGAAATTGTATTCCTAAAACAACAAACTGCCCTTGCCATTCAGAAGCATATTGATTTGATGGGTCTACCGTTACAGACATTCCCACGTAAAGAGGTTTTCCATGTACTGCCTCGAATCTTTCAAGGTCATTCATCCTTCCCCCTTCTTCTTGTATTCAAGATTTATAATTTTTGCAGCGTATTCCAACATTTCTGGCATCCATTTCAGGTGGTGTTCATCTCTTGGATGATGATATTCTTTGGGTATTCCCGGGTCTCTGCAAATGTCATTCTCGACTGCTACTATCACCCCGGCAACTTTTAGGTACTGCCTTCCACAAGCCAGCCCCACTTCAGCTATCTCCACCCTTTCAATGTTATTGTCCTGCACCGGGGGATTAAAATACCCACATTCCATAGGACAACAACCATCGTTATGCTTACAGACTACATGGTGTATACAATCTTCACGTTTTGGTAAAGTGTCCTCTTCAATAATATTCATGGTTTAGTCTCCCCTTTCATTCTTGATATTATTAGCAATCAATATAAGTAGAATTGCAGTAGGCAGCTTCCAATCACCATCATGAATTA